GAAGACCTCCCCGTCATCACCGTCAAAGACTACAAACAAAACCGCAAAGCCAACGGCGCACGGATCCTCCACAACGGCGAATGCATCGCACGCATCGTCTATAGCCCCAACAAGCCACTAGCCTGCGGCGCCAAAGTCTGGATCGAAACGGAATGCGAGGTAGAAGCACTATGAAAGCAATAGGAATACTCAAAGCCGACTAACGCCTACTCTTCCTCGAAAGTGGTGGCCCGACCTACGCCGTTTGATTCACCCACAAAAGTAGGCGCTTTAGGAGTCACGCAGGCCGGGCCGACGCGTAGTCTAACAAAACATGAGCCACGGCTCACGTGACTTTTGGGCCTGTTTGCGACATGAGGGACACGGCTCGCGGATCGCGGCTCGCGGGGCAACACTTTTAACGCCGGTCTCTATATATAGAGCCAGAAAAAAGAAAAAAGAAAAAAGGTCAAAATAGCCGTAACCGGTGTAACCGTGTAACTTTGGGCAAAAAGTCTTTCTATTATATAGACTTACAGAGTAACATAAGACAAAAACAAATATGTAACGTAACCAGAGTTTATGTAACCATTAGAGGCCGTTCGGTCCTTAAGGGGGTCTGAGAATTTTTTTTGAAAAAATATTTTTCTGGATACATATATAGAAAGGGGCTAATTTAAGCTAGACTATCGCTGAATAACTGGAGAATAGTATGCCCCGGAAAAACACCTCGAAGATGGTCCCGGTTGAGCCAAAAAAGAAGGTGGGCCGACCAAGAGCGACCAAAGCGCAGCCGCTTACCCGCAGGCAAGAATTGTTTGTGAAAGAGCTAGTATCCAAGGACGGCCAGATCACAATGCGGGAGGCAGCAATCAATGCCGGGTATCCTGCCAGTTCAGCGCATACCCGGGCTTACGAATTAACCAATCCCCACATCAGCCCGCACGTGGTGGCGGCCATTCAAGCGTACAGGGCGGAGCTGGATGAAAAGTTCGGGGTCAGCTACCAACGCCATCTTCGAGACCTTCAAACGATTCGAGATATGGCATTACAGAACGGAGCCTATTCGGCAGCCGTCCAAGCAGAGTACCGGCGAGGGCAAGCGCAGGGCGACATTTACGTGAGCAAATCAGAAGTCCGCCACGGCAGCATCGACAGCATGAGCAAAGAGGATGTTCTGAAAGCGCTTGAAGAGATTAAAAACCAATATGCCCCGATCACTATCGACGTTACTCCCGAAAGACAAAGCAATTCCAGCAACCGCGACAAAGCGCGAAGCCGACTTTTGGCGCACGATGAAAACTGGGATGGAGAAGAGTTCGAGGAATCTGAAATCCACTAGATTAGAAACGTGGGCGATGCCCGGCCTTCCTGACGTGCTGCTTTGTGACGAGCAGGGCGATTTTCATTTTGTGGAATTGAAGGCGACCGGCGGCAAAGCCGTCGAGCTGCGACCGCACCAAGTCGCGTGGATGTCTACACACGCACATGCCAGCGTTTGGATTTTAGTCCGCAAGATTAAAACCAAGACGCTACCCGAACAGATATTCTTGTATCCCGGCAGCGCGGCGATGGACTTGCGCTTCGAGGGTTTGAAAGTCGAGCCTCTTTACCAGTCAGAAGGCAAGCCGGATTGGGAAACAATTCTGGGCTTGATCTGTCCCACAACATCGCATAGAATCCCATAGTCAACTAACGACGGAGGATTGACACATGCAAGCAATAGAAAAAGACAGGTTCGATTCGAGCCTATACGACCAACGCCACGGCGGCCCGTTTGATAGGGGCGGCGCGGATTATTATTACGGACGCGCTTTTGATCCGCACTATTACGTGGGCGCAACGTACAGCAGCGACCGGTTGGGCTTAGAGAATATGACCCCAGAGGAAATCGCGGCATATACGCGTGGCTTTAATGCTGCGGAGGAAGACGGCACACAAAAAGACTGGGGGGAATAATGTTTTTTATCGAATGGCTTTATAAGCTTTTGTTTGGGGAAGATGCTGTTGATGATTTGCGCGAGCAGCCGCGACGCAAACGAAAATAAAAAAGAAAAATTAGCCCGCTTGACTGCGGGCTTTTTATTGCCGTATAGTATGCGATATATCTTATACAACTACGGGGGCAAACCATGTTGAAAACTGTTGAATTGAGTAGAGCCGAAAAAACTAAAGGTATCGCAGTAACCTACCGCGCTGGCGACGGGGAAAAATATGCGACGTGTCCAGCCGATTGCAAAATGAATTGCAGCGGCAAGGGATCGCGCAAGATTGATTCGGATTATCTGGACGCGCTGCTGGATGCGGTTCCGCGCAAAGGTGTTTCTTTTACTTACTCGCATTTTGATCCGCGCCAATATGGTTGGGACAAAAAACTGGCGGAAGGTAAAACCGTTATAAATTTTTCGACTGAAAACAAAGCCGCCGCAGCCGCGTCGATTATTAATGGCGTCCCGTCCGTGACGGTCGTGCCGGAAGAAAGTTGGGAAGGTAAAAAAACGCAGCCCGCTGGTTGGGATGTTCGCGTCGTCAGATGTCCCGCCGAATATCGCGACGGGTTTAGCTGCCGCGATTGTGGCAACGGCTTGCCATTGTGCGCACGGCTTGATCGGGATTATGTGATCGGATTTACCGCGCATGGTGCCAGCAAGAAAAAAGCCGCTGATCCGGACGTGCGCGGCGGATGTTATGCCGACGGCGGAAACGTCGCATTGCACTGGCGCGATACATCAAACCAATCGCAACCGGATGAAACGGACGGGGAAAAGCTTTTGAGGTTTGCGAAGTCACTCCCGCCGCGGTCGATCATCCGGCACCATGTTGCTGGGGATATTGGGCTGGAATAACTTTCTAAAATATTAGCTTGCGCTATATATAATTTTATGCGATATTATCGGGGACGGGAGCAATTCCGCCCCCGTTTTTGTTTTACTACGGAGTTAAAAATATGACTTATCAAACTAACGCCTTCGCGCACGGCATCGGAAACAGCGCAGTATCTAGCCAGTGGTTCAGCCGTCCAGACGATCAAAAGTTTTTGTCGTTGGACAATATGCTGGCATTCAAAAAAAGTGACGCGCAGCGGATGACTAGCCGCACCGTTGACACTCACAAAATCCAAATCGTCGGGGAGTTTGACGAAGCCAACCCCAGCCGCGGGGATTTGCGTATCGAATACGCGGATGACAATAACCGCGACCACGTGAACAGTCCGACCAATTGGTCTTTTGGGCAACTGTCCCAGCTATCGGGAGCGCCTGCCGGGTATCTTAAAGACTTGCCCGCACCCTTGGCGGCGGACTGTATTCAATGGGGTTTGCGCTATAACCGTGGCCGCGAATTGGTGAAGGTATACGGAAGTCAAACCGACGGCGGCGACTTACGTGCGGCGACGGGTCCAGACTATGGCCGGATTTTTGACTGGGAAATATTGGAGCCGGTTAAAAACCTAGTGGACGCCAGCGGCGGACGCTGGAAAGTGCCGGGCATGATGACGGGAAGCCGCGACGGTTTAGCCGTTTATGATCCCGACGTGCCGGTAACAATGGAAACGACCACGCTTTTTGCAAGCGACCGCGACGTTTTCGTTTTCCTTGTTGATGACCGCAACCCCATTGAGGTGGGCAAGCTTGCCAACGGCGAGCCCGATTTGATGTTTCGCGGGTTCTACGCTTGGAACAGTGAAACGGGCAGCAAAACCGCAGGCATTGCCGCAATGTATCTGCGCGGGGTTTGTATGAATCGCAACCTATGGGGCGTGGAAAATTTCCAAGAAATTAAAATCCGGCACACTAAATTCGCGCCTGATCGTTTTGCATACGAAGCCCGCCCGGCTCTGGAAAGTTTCGCGCACGGTAGCACCGCGACTTTTGTCGAAGGTGTGCAAGCCGCGAAAGCCGCCAAGATTGCGCACGATGACGACAGCCGGTTCGATTTCCTAAGCAAGCGGGCCGGATTATCTGGACGCATGGCCAAGGCAGCGGCAGCGCGTCACATTGAGGAAGAGGGCCGCCCGGTTGAAACCGTGTGGGATGCCGCCCAAGCGATAACCGCTATTGCCCGGGACATTCCCCATCAAGACGCCCGCATTGAAGTAGAGCGCAAAGCCGGGGCGCTGCTGGATAAAGTGGCCGCATGACACCAGCGATAACGCAAAACGAAAGCCCGCCCCGTGCGGGCTTTTTTATTGGTGATTTACTTTTTAGAAAGTTATCGCATATAATCACATACGCGGGGGCAATAAAGCCGCCGCAAACTACGGAGTTAAAAAATGGAAAATGTAACCACTTTAAACGTTAGACCGTCCGACCTTTTATTGGATCGCGTACTAAACCCCACCCGGGATGCTGACATCGGTAGCGCTACCCCGGCGCTAATTATCGAAGCTTGCGGGATTATCCCCGACTTTTTCGCTGCCGCTTGCTGTAGCACGTCCGAAGCTTTGACGCTGGATATCATCGCGGCAGGCATGGACGCGGAATATCAAATGGGCGGCTTTCGCTACCCATTCGGCGGCAGCTTAACCGCTGCCGGGATTTACCAGTCCAGCCACGACGACGACCCCGACATGCCCCCGCTGGCGTGTTTCACTTTTGAGGGCTTCGAGTGCTTCGTTTATCACTATGGGATAACCGCCATTCGCGACCGGGAAACTGGTGAAGCTAAGATTGCGAGGTTTGACTAGCCGCAACGGCGCCGGATCGGGCCGCCTTCGGGCGGCCTTTTTTATGCGGGTTTACTTTCTATAAAGTCATCGCATATAATCGCACAAGGCAGCGGGCAAGCTGCCTTTCATAAACTACGGAGAACTAAACAATGAAAGTATCAGAGGCTAGAATCAATGTCGGTGGTTTATCTAATGCTAGTAAAATGCCTTCGAAATCTTATGGCCTACCCGCGCAAGCTTGCAAAGTAGGCGGAAAATTGCGGGCAGTCGCTGGTTCAACATGTGAGAATTGTTACGCGTATGATCGCGGCATGTATGTAATGCCGGTTGTGAAATCTGCACAGGCGCGACGCCTCGCGACGATCACGCGAGACGATTGGGCAACCAGCATGGCGCGAGCAATAAACAACGATAAATATTTTCGGTGGCACGACTCCGGCGACATTCAAAGCCTTGAGCACTTCGCTAAAATTGCCGAAGTGGCTAGACTCACTCCTGATTGTCTACACTGGTTGCCCACACGTGAGGCGGCAATAGTCGCGGCATATACGGCCCCACTGCCGGATAATCTTATCGTTCGGGTTTCAGCGGCAATGATTGACGGCCCGGCACCCAAACGCTTTGCCCATACGTCGACTGTTCACAGCAAGACAATCCCCCTAAACTCGCACATATGCCCCGCGCCACAACAGGACAACACCTGTGGCGATTGTCGCGCATGCTGGTCAAGGGACATTCAGAACATTAGCTATTATCAACATTAACCCCCTCACTCATAGCCCGCCCTTGTGCGGGCTTTTTTGTGCCCGTGTTTGGCAGTTAATCAAGCCGGGCCCTGCCCCGCGGGCAATCCCCCAAACCTACCGGGCCGCGCACCGTGGGCGGTGGGCCGCGCACCGTGGGCGGTGGGCCGTGGTCCCCGGGCGGTGGGCTTCGGGCCGGGTGCCGGGCACCCCAGCCGGTGGAAATTAAACCCCGGGCCGTGGGCCGTGGTTCCCGGATCGTGGCCGGTGAAAGTTAACCCGGGCCGATGTCCCCCAGCCGGTGGCAGTTGGCCTCGGGCCGATGGCACCGGCAAGGGGC